GCAATAGTAAGTAATCCTGCTGAGCTTAGTGTCATCTTTGCTGTTGCAGATGCAGCAGCAGTTTCAGAAACACCAGTAGTAAAAACGAGTTTTGTAGCATTAGCATCAGCAGCAAACGTGCCCTCAGCAATAGCGTGTATTCCAGCAGCCACTGTTGCTCCATCTGTGCCATCACTATCTCCAGCAGCCATTTCAATAGATGCAATTACTTCATCAGCGATTATAGCATCTTCTTCTGATTTAAGTTGTAAAACAACAGGCTTGTTATCACCAGTGTTTGTATTCGTAATTGTTAAACCAGTGTCAGCAACGTGTGTTAATGTTATATCGCTATCTACACCAAAGTTTACAATAGCTCCATCAGATTGAAGAGATAAATCATCATCAACAAACAAATCTGGTATAGCTACATCTTGTAAGGCATCATTAACTGCTGCACCAGAACCAGCTCCATCTAAATAAACAATTTTAACTTGTCCATTTGCTATTGTTACTGTTGAACCAGATCCTTGTTTTATGATAATATTTTGTGATCCACTTGTAGCGTTTTCTATAATGTGAACTCGCTTCATAGTATTTGGACCGATTGTTATCGTACAAGCAGAATCAAGTGTACCAGTGTATTTTATGTAAATAGCTCTAGCTTCATCAGCAGAAGCATCAGCAACTGTACTCGTATGAGTATCTGCGTTAGTTGTTATAGCCTCTGTTCCAAAACCTAAAGCCTCACCTATGAGTTCTAAGTTTGTATTTGTTTTAGTACCCCATGTACCAGAAGCTTCTCCAGAGCCTATCTCTTCTAATCTTAGGTTATTAACAAACGTACTCATTTTTTATCCTCATGCTGCTATGTCTGTCCAAGAAGGACTTTGACTTGGTGATATTTCACTGAAATTAGATGATTGACTTGGAATTATTAAACTCCAAATAGCACCTAAATCTCCCACACTTGCCGTGCCACTTACTCCAGTTAAAGTAACTGTTGCTGTACCAGTAACAGAAACTGTTGCACTGTTAACACTTGCTGTCATTTGAACATCAGTGTTTGTATTTGTAGTAAATACATCATTAACAGATGCAGTTCCTGATATACCAGTAACACTAAAACTTGTACCAATAGACAATGATATCGTGCCTATAGAACCAGTTGAACCTAATCCATTATTAGTCGTGAACACATCATTAAGAGTTGCTGTGCCAGAAACACCAGTGACATTAACAATAGCGTCACCCTCTAAAACAGCTTGTCCTACAGAGGCTGTGGCAGCGTTATCAATAGATTGCTCACCATCCCATGTGCCAGTGTTCCATGTCGTTAATACGTTATCCCAACCTTTATAGGCAACTGTTGTCATTAAGCTATCCTAATTATTGCGTTACTTGCATCAGCCGTTGGAAAGACTATTGTAAAATCTCCACTACTTGCTGCTTTATCAGCACCAAAATCTAATACAGCCACTGCTGGATCGCCAGTTGCAGTGTCATTAAATATTAATCCACCTCTAACGGACGATATGGTTACGTTAGAAAAAACCTCATCTGCAAAGTCAACTAAAGCTGTCGTACCACTTGTAGTTGGTGTCACTGGGTTTAGAGCTTGTCCTTTTGCAGAATAATTTGTACCTGATATTTCGTTACTTGTAGTATAGGCAGTTGTCGCTGCTGTAAAACTCGCACTATTATCATATAAGGCAATGTTAAATGTATTGCCTGTCGTTGCAGTAAAGTTATGTGTACCTGTCATAAGTTCTTTCTTAAAAGAAGTACACAAAAAGTTTCCAGTAAAAGCCATCACATTCTCCTTATATATTCAGCTAGTTTGGGGTTTCCTGAATCTTTAATAGCATTATATACAGTAGTTCTATCACTTTTAATAGCCTGACGCATATAAATTGCAATTATTTTTTCCATTTCTTTTCGATAAGCATGAGCTTGATCTCTAATAGCTGGATGAGCGTTGTTAGAAATACCTATTAATTTATTAACACATCTCTCTGCTGTTTCCTCTGGTGTAAAGCCTCTATTATTTGTTGTTTCTATATTTACAGAAAAATCATTTGACATTCCTAATGAGTTCAACATTATGTTTTAGCCTTTCTTATTGGTCCTAAATAGTATTCATCAGATACCTCTTGAGCTTCACCAAGATTTTTAAGTCTGTTTAAAGCTTGTCCAAATCTAACATTATACATATTCATTATATCTTGTTCGCCTTTCATATAGGTATAACACTCAACTAATGAGCCGTAAAGTAAAGCATTTTCTGCATTTTCACTTAACCAAGTTGTGCCAGAATCAGATCCAGCCGTTAAACTTGTTGGATTATAAAAGTAACTCAAGTTTACTGTAAATGCAGAATTAGGTGTTGGTGCAATTATGAAGTAATCAGCATCAAATTGTCCATAATATTTTGGTGTACCAGTAGTAGACGAATTAGGATTATATGAATAAATAAATTCTAATTCTTTAAATTGTAAATATTCTTTTGCACTACTATTTGTAATGCTTAGTGAAAAAGGTGCTAAGAAGTCTGAAGGTGCAGCTAAATATTGATTATCTGATGTCATATTACCAGAAACATTTTTTTGAAAAATATTAAGTTGTACTGATTGTAATATTCTTTCTTCTGCCAATCGAATAAAGTTTGGTAAATTAGAAACAAAAGATGTTTCATCGTTTTGTGTATAATCTTGTAAAGCAGATTTTAATGTAGCATATGTAAAACTCATGTGTTTATTTGCCCTCCCATACCACTATGATTAGTGCAATAATAATATAATGTAGGTGCACCAGAAGCTACTTCTATCTGTGTATAAGCTCCAGATGAGCCTGGTGTACCATTAGTTGTAACACCAGTAGTGTATTCGCTTCCACCTCCATGTGTTCCATTAGATGTCGTTGAAAAACGTAATGGATGACCAGAATTTGAAGAATCAGATTGGTCAAATCTATATATAGAACCTTCTGATAAATTTAAAGTTGGTGCTCTTACACCATCTATATAAAAGTAATTAGAGCCATAGTACGATTGCACAGTAACAGTATAAGTTGCTGCAAGACTAACAGATGAAGTTGATACAGTTGCTGTGCCTATAGAACCTGCAACACCAAAACCAGTTAATGTAGCAGTGGGTGAACTATCTGCTTCAGTATCTGTGTCTGTGCTTGATGCATCACCACCTATAGTTACACTCCCAATACTTCCATTTGCAACTAAATTATTAGTATCAAATAAATTTAAAGGATCAGAAAAGCCAACTGGATTAAAACCATATTGTATGATTCTTTCTTGATTTAATGTAATTTCTGGTCTTGCTTTTCTAAGTGCTTGTCCATCTGGTCTGACTCGAATAGGAAAAAGTTGTGGATGCTTTTCTTCAAACTCATCTTTTCCTACTAAAAGACCATTCCATTCTTGCCTCATGTCACGCAAACGATATCGAAAACCAGAGCGATCTGATATTCCATATGCATATTTACCTGATGCGTACTTAGACAATTCGATAATCCCTTAGTTCTGGTGTAATATTTATTGAGGCTCTATCTCGATCCTCTGCTATTGCTCTTTGAAATTCTTCTTCATATACAGATTTTAATAATTGTATTCTATCTGGTGCTCTTTTAATTGCTATGTAATAAGCTAATCCAGCAGCTAAACAAGGATAAAACCTAAAAGGTAAGTCTAGCGTATTAGTATAATCGTCTGCATCATCTATTCGAGTAAGTGCATCATAATATATTACATCTGTGCTATTTTCTGGTAGCGGCCAAATCTTTAAGTTAGGTGTAATTTGTCTGTCTAAAAAAAACTGTGTGGGTCTACCAGTTGTTGCTTTATTTGGTATCGCAAGATAAGTATCTCTACTTATTCTTTCTAATGAATAATATATATCACTTCTTAAAATAGAAACAGATAAGACATCAATAACATCAGCTCCTAAACTATATTCTCCATCAGACTTTGTAAGTGCTTGAGTTCTTTGAACTATTGTCCATTGATTTAAACCTCTGTTCGCCCACTCAGCTAACATAAGATTTAATGACCTTTTAGCAGTTTTTAAATCATAACCAGTTTTAACTTCTAAACCACAGCGTTCAAAAGCTTCTTCTATATACTCAACAACGTCTAATTCAAAATTTGTAGATCCAGAAACTGCCATTTTTTTTCCTTATGATTGCGTTACAGCACCTTTTGTTACTTTTCTTTTATTTGCTAAGATTGCACCACAACCTCTAGCAACAGCTTGATTTGGCTTCGTTTTTCCATTAAATTTTCTTTTTGGTTTATTCATAACTTTAACTTCACCACCATTAACTAAATTTGTTACTTTCGCTTTTTTCGTGTTTGCGACAACTGTTTTGCCTTTTGCACCTTCTCTTTTTTTCTTTCTGGCTGTTTTGGCTCGTTCAGCTTTGCTAAGACGTTGTGCTTTAGCTTTTGGTAAGCATCTATCAGGGTTTTTCTTATCTTTTGAAGTGCCACAAGGACCTTTGATCTCACCATCTGTACCTATCCTAACCCAGTTTTGTTTTAACCAATCTTTTAATTCACCCATTTATCTACCTTTTCTTCTGCCACCTTTTGCTTTTTTAGCATAATTTGGGTCTTTGCAATATTTTGATGCAGCTAAATTAGCATATGCAGATGGGTAAGTGTCAAAAGTTCTTTTTGCCCATGCCTTACCTTCTGGACAAATTTTACTTCCTTTACTCTTTTTTGAAGCTTTACCACCTTTTCTAAAATATGTTAATCCTCTAGGCATATCCATTTTTGTTTTCCTTTTACTTGGTGACTTTTCTATTTGCTCTGACATTTGTGATCTAGATATAACCATTAACATCTCCATCTTTTTCTGGCTTGACGTAAACGACTATTTGGATCTTTTGCTGCTTTAGGAAACTTTTTCATTTGACCAGCAGATCTAGCACAAAAAGATTTTCTTCTAGCTTTTTCTTTTTCTGTTAAGTTTTTTTTCTTTGTAACAGCAGTTTTAAGTTTTGAACCAGGATTTAGTCTACGATAGGCTTTAACACCAGCTGCCGTCATTCCAGCACCTTTTTTTGTAGGTCTGAAATTTTTTTTGTTTCTTTTTGGCATCTTACCTTTAGAAGCCATAATAATATCCTATCCAAAAAATACTGTAGTATTATCAGTGACATCTAATGTGTAACTTACTGTTGCACCATTTTCAAACAAAACACCATTTTGTGGTATTGTCCTATCAACAGTAGCATTTGCAGTACCAATAGTTCGTGCTGAAAATAATGTCGTACCAGTTTCTGGTGTTCCATTTATAAATGAAACAGAACCTGCAGTTCCACCTGAAACAATAGATAATCCTTTTATTCTTACTCTTTCACCACCTAAAACTGCTTGAGCACATAATGTTCCAGAACCAACTTTAATATTTGCTGCATATTGTGCTGAACACTCTACTGCTGAAACAGTAAGAAATAACTTTGTTCCTGCAACTGCCTCTGCTGATCCTGTTGATGTAATAGTTTCACTTAAAGTATTACCAAAAACATCCGTACCAGTAATTGTAGTTGTTTTTCCGTTATCACCAGTTCCTGTTGTAGTTACTATTATGTTTCTAGCTCCACCACCTGCAAATGTTGTGTTAGCTAATGTAGCCGTTGTATTTGGTCTTGCTGCTGTAACAATTCTATCATCGTCAGATGCATTTGTATCTGCTATTGATAAAGCTTTTACGTCTGATGCTGCCATATTTTTCTCCTCTATTTAAAAGGGGGTCTTTAACCCCCAATCATTAAAATACTGAATATTCTAGTTCGACAGTAAATCGACCAGCCGTTATATCAGCATTTACAGTGGTTGTGGCAGCTGCGTATAAGTTTTTGCTTGCAATCGCAGCAGTTATGTTAGGAACAAATATATGATAGTTTCCAGCACTATCGTTAAAATTAATATCTATTTCAGTGATTGATTGTGTAGCACTTAACTGTTCATTAAATGAAGTTACACCAGCACCAACA